CCCATTCGTCGAACGACATCTCGACTTCGTCGCTGTCAGGCAGTGACGTCACGATCGCGCCGACGTCTTGATTGTGCGCGAGCCACGGCAGCGCATCGCGACAGATGAACTCAGCGCTCATGGCTTGACGAAGATCAGCGCATATTCGTGCCGCTTCGGCAGAATCTTCTGCGACAGCACTTGCGAAGCGAACGACGCGCGCATCGACGTTCCGAGATCAGTGATCGCGATGTCGTGCTGTTTGAAGCCAGCGTCGCGCAGGCAGCGAATCATGTCGCCGTGGTAGTTGTAGAACCTGCCGTCGAATCGAAAATCATTGACGCACCAGACTGCGAAGCTGCCGCTCTTCAAGCAGCGAAAGTTCTCTTTGCAGACGTTCGTCAGCTTGTGCAGGAAAGTCGGATAGTCATTCTTGCCGAGCTGCTGCATCTCGTCGCCGTAGTCTTCGAGACACCAGTAGGGCGGTGACGTGATCGTGAAGTCGCCTGCATTGTTCTTCACTGGCATGTGCTGCGAATCGCACTCGTGCAGATCGATCGTCGCGTTGTTCAGTCTGAACATCATGTCGTCCTGTTCTTTCAGCAGTCGATCGCGCAGCTCGAAGTTCGCTTTCATGAATTTCTTCGAGAGATCGCAGCCGATGTAGTTGCGACGCTCGCGCCAGCACAGTTCCATGCGCGAATTGTGCCCTGCAAAAGGGTCGACGACAGTCATCCCTGCGTCAGTGTAGAGCCGCAGCAGAATGCGCCCGACGTTCTGCGGGAAGCGCGAGAGCGCACCCCAGCGCGCGCCAGCCCCGCTGAGCATGAACATGTCGTAGTCGCGCACGTCTTCGCTCGTCACGAGCTGCTTGTCTTTTCCCCAGCCCGTGTCTGTGTAATTGCGTCCCTGCTCTTCGACGAGCAGATCAGTCGCTTTGTCTGCGAGACTGTAGCGCAAGATCGATTCGGGCAGCTCGCCGCCGAACAGTCTGATGATCTTTTCGCGTCGCTCTCTGCTGTCGCCTACGTCATCAAGATTCTTCGGCATGACTATTGACTCTATACCAAGGGAAAAACCCTTTCCAGCGCTATTTTGAGCGTCCTACGGGCACTCAGAGAAGCTCGCCACGAGTCGCAGACGCTGAGTGTCGCTTTGCTGCACGTTCGTCGAGCGCCTGCATGATGTAGTTCCAGTTCTCCTCTTTCATGAACTCAGTCACGCGCGCTGCTGGAATCTTGTCGAACGCACCCTGCTCGGCGTCAATCCAACCCTCGTCAAGTGCGAGCTTCACGAAGTCTTGCGGCGTGCAGTTGCCGACAGCGAGCAGATCAGTGAAGCGCTGATGCGGACTTTTCTCAGTAGGGGCCGAAGGGGCCGGGCGGCTCTTTCTTTGCAGGTCTGGCGGCGGCGCTACTGCTTCGCGCGGCTTCGTCTCTTTTTTTTTCGGCTCTTCGATGACTTCAGCTTTCACAGGCACAGCTTTATCAGCTGCAGCTTTCTCACCGTCAGTCGTCGTCGTTTCTTGAAAGACGGGTCGCGCGATCTCGCCTTGAGGCGTCGCCGTCATCTCTTCATTCGTGTAGAGGCCGCCGAGCATTGTAGGAAAGCTCGATCGCAGCGCGTCGGCTTCTGCGCATTTTGTGATCATGCCAGCTGGGTCGTCTCTCCAAACGCCGAATTGCTTGTTGAAACGCGAGAGTCGCAGTCTGCGAGTGATCGGATGTGTGCGATGCTTGAAATGCACTACCGCCCAGCCGCCCAAGATTGTGTCGTTCTGCAGATGAAAATCGCTGACGAGATCGATGATCTTGCCTTCGCGCATTACGATCACGCCTGACTCCATTCCATCGAACTCAGGATGCACCTCTGCGCGTTTCAAGAACGCTTGATGCGCAGTGATCAAGCTGAACGTCGGCCCGCTCTGTGAATCGTAACCGATCAAGAACGCATCTCCCTCGAATGGATTGAGACGACGCGCTTGACACAGCAGGATGAACTTCAGCACGTCATCGTCATTCGGGCTTTTGCCTGTCTTGGTTTTTACTGCGATCAGTCGACGCACAACTTCGATCGACAGTTGAATTTTCTGATCACTGCCGAACGGCGTGAACGAAACGATGCTCTTATCTTCAGTGTTCTCAGTCTTCGCCATTGTCGCTCTCCGTTTTGACGCGCAAATCGTCTTTTCCATGTTTAAGGACACAAATCAGATCGTCATGCCGATAGACGATCGTGCCATCTTTGTCAGCGCCGATCTTGTCGCTGTAACCACGCAGCGCGTTGATCAGCTTCACTTTCGCTTCAACCTCTTTCTCGGTGCACGCCATGCGCGCATCGCGGGCTTTCACATATTTGTCGATCAGCGTGTCGACTTCAAGAATCGCAACGCGCTCGACGCCTTTCCCGGTCATGCCGGGCAGCTCTGAACTTTTCTTCGCAACAGTCATGTTCACTCAGCCTCCTTCTCATGTTTGATGTCTGCCTGCAAGGCATCGATCTTTGTTTCGACATCGCTCTGAATCTCTTCGAGATCATCGAGCGTGACTTGTTTCTCGACGCTCGTGTCACCGAAAAGCTCATCGAGCGCGTCCCTTACTGCTTCGCCTTTTGTTGTCATAGTCTCTTGCTCGGCGCGTCGAAGCCGAAGTCGCCTCTCAGCCAGTAGGCAACGAGCGTCAGCTCGCTGTGCAGATCATTGTCACCCTCTTCAAACTCGTCGCTCGTTTCGTCGACGTAGTAGTGCGCATCGATCTGATCGATCGTCATGCGCTTCTGCAACACTTCAATCGTTTCTTTGAGCGTCTCGCGCGCGCGATCGTTCCAGCGATCTTGCTTTGAGAGCGCGTTTTTCAACGCGACGATCTCATTGCCGATCTCAGTGTCACTTCGCATCGTCGGTCTTTTTCTTTTCGAACGCGCTTGGTGTCAAGTTCGCTCTGCGCAGATCGAAGCAGCAGCCGTTGTTGAAGCTGACGCGAATTTTTGTGTCAGCGATGCCAGCAATGATGCGATGCAGCTCAGGACGCGGGATGCCTTCCCACGGCCAGTTTCTGCGAAAGTAACACATGCCGCTCTCTTCGTTTCGCTCGCGCCACCAGTCGTCAGATTTCACAAGCTCGACGTTCTCTTTGTCGACGACGATTGAGTGCGCATAGTCGCGACCGCGAATCACAAGCCAAACCCCGTCCTTGCCATTGAAGATGCCTTCGAGCATCTGCAGCTGATCGTTGAACAATGTCTCACTGCTCATTCAGTCGCTCCGTTGTTGCTCTTGTCTTTCAGCGGTTTCGCCCAGACAACTATATCGCCCTCAACTTCGACTACTGTGCGTCCATAATCTTTCATCGCAGCTTCAGCGATCTTGAGGCGTTTCTTTTCAGCGCGCTTCGCGATTGCGACGAGTTTGCTGCGACCGATCTCTTCGTCGAGCACGTAGATGAACTCTTGCAACCCAGCTCTTGGACCCAAAATCGAATTGAAGACACCCCTCAGGCCTTTCGGCACCGAATGACAAGGCTGCTCGCGAGCAGTAGGAACACTGCCTGACGTTCTTTGTGTTTCGAGTGCAGCCAGCTGATCTTGCTCTCTCTGCCGACCGGCGCGCAGCGATTCGAAAACAGTGCTGACTCTGCTCTTGCCGTCACGAATGCTCTTCAGTTTTTCAGGCGCGTGCTTGATGATCTTGCGCGCATTGCTGACTGTGTTATGGCTGACGCCAAGCAGCTTCGCAGCATCGTTTATTTTCATCGGCAATTCAGCTGCAATCAGTGCGAGCTGATCTTTCGAGCATTCTTTCTTGAGCTTCTCGATCTGTTCAGTCGACATCATGCTGGCGGGTGGTGCTTGCATTGTTTTCTTCGGTCTATTGAGCAATCGATAGGCATCGCTCAAATCCGTCACATTGACGGATTTCAATTCATCGCGTCGCTCAAAGCATGACATATATCGTTGCGGCGTTCGCCCACGCAGTTGTGTGTTCGCTTCTAACCACGAAAGAAATTCACCGTGATCGAGCTGCGCCTTGACATTGCAGAGCAATTCGCCGATGCGAATCGCCTTGCTGAGCGACGTGCGCGCAGCGCTCATGATCTCGCTGTGCAGTTCAGCGATCTCACGAGCGGCTGCGCTGAGTTTCTGATCAGGCTGCGACAGCTTCATCAGTGAAGATTTTGCTGCGCACTTTCTCGTAGTTGCGAATCCCATCAGTGCGATGAAATGATGGGTTGATAGCACGCTTGCCGCGCGGCTTCACTTCGCGCTTGCGTGGCTTGCGCGGTTTGCCGTTGCTCTTGCGCTCTTTCAGCGCAGTCACTGTCGCATCTTTCACCGCGAGTTTGAAAGGAATCTCTTCTGCGACGTGCTCTGCGATCTCGCCCTTGTCGTTGATCACATTGCCTCTGTCGTATTCCTTGACGAATGCGAGCAGCGTGAGAGGTGTGCGCCAGACAAGTTTTTGGCCCTTCTCTGTGTCGACGATGATCACTTCAAATTCGTCAACAAGTATGCTGCGCCATTGCTTGCCGTGGGTTTTGCCATAGACCTTGATCGCACGTTTGCCTGCGCAGTGCGCTGCATCTTTTCTGAACGCATTGCGAATGTGATCGTGCGTGATCACTGGCGTGTAGACTTCTGATCTCCGAGGCGCAGTGCCCTCGGCCGTTGCGGTATTGGTTTTGTTTACCATAAAATGCGCTGAGATGTTCTACGAAAACTAGGTGTCAAAGTTTCAAAATATTTTGCGATGAGGCGAACATTCTGACACTTCAATTTCGCGTGTGCAAGTAGAAACTCAAATCTTTTTTCGCAGCGCTCGACGTTGACGTTCTTCGCGTTTCTCGATGACTGCGAGTGGCTCAGTCAGCAGCGCGCGCAGCTTCGCTTCGAGCAGCTCGACGATGAGACGCTGACTGAGCGCTTCAGTCTCAACTGCTTCGTGACGGCCGCTCTTGCGCGTGTAGCGACGATCAGTCTTGATGATTCGCGGCAGATCGTAGCGCACGACCTGATCTTCCGTGAGCGCGACACGCTCCCAGTCGAGGGCGCCGACTTTCTGCTCAAGAACGCTGCGCGTGTTCGATTCGATTTGATTGCCGCACAGATCAAAGTCGCCAAGATACAAGACGCGCGATGCGACTGCGCTCTGCAGCAGCGGCGCGATCTGCGTGTGCAGAAACCCTCCGCACTGCCCGTTCGTCGATGCGATGCGCACGCGGTATTGAAACGCGATCGAGCGCAGAACGCCAGCAAGCGATCGACTCTCAGTCAGCACGAGCACAGTCTCGCCGCCCCACGCATCGAGTCGCGCGTGTGGTAGATAATCGATCAGCGCGTTCTTGATCGATGACGCGCCTGAATAGTTGTCGAGCACTCGCGTCTCGTCGACGATGTCACCCCACGGAATGATTCCCTTCTCGCGCAGCTGCTTTGACGCGTCGATGACGATCTGATCAGGACGACGCTTGCTCGTCTTTTCTTTGCTGATGATCGCGCGTGCGACCAGCTCGTAGAATAGAAACCTGACGCTCGTAGGAAGTGCGTCGTCGCGCTCGTGTTCGCGCATCAGTTCAATCAGTGCATCTCGGACTCTCGATATTTTGCTCACGCATCGTTCTACGACATCTGCGAAGCGAGGTTCTCAGAAAATGCGTTCGTGAACGCAAATCAGGCAGCAGCTTGCTCGCCGTCAGCAGACATGATGAACTTTTCGTAGGCTTTCTCTTTCAGCCCGAAGTTCAGTAGACCTTCGATGAACTCCTGCATCGGCATACGCTTCTGAACAGAGAGCACTCGAATGCGATGATGAAGGACGTCGCTGATTTTAACAGTTCTCGTCATCGGCAGCTTTGCCGGAGCCGGTGCGGTTGTCTTTTTGGTCTTCATTGCGATTGCGAGCTTGACACGATTCTACAAGTGCGCAAGTCTTTTTTTCGATGAAGCGCAAAGGGATTGAGATGACGCTCGAACAAGTCATCGCGCATCAACGCAAACACGGCTTCGAAGCGCCAGCGCCATTCAGCAGCGAGACAGTGCGCATCGCAGAGAAGAAACTGCGCAAGCTGCGAATCGGTCGACGCAAGATGACGCAGACAGAACTCGAATTTCAAGCACTGCTCAGCGCTCAAAAAGAGCAAGGGATGATTCTCGATTTCAAATTCGAAGGCGTGCGACTGCCGTGGGGTGACGGGATGCTTTTCAAGTCTGACTTCGCAGTGCAGCAGCTCAACGGCGCGATCGCGCTCATCGAAGTCAAGGGCAAGCACATTTGGAAGCACGCGATCGTGCGCTTCAAAGGCTGTCGCGCTGAGTGGAAAGATTGGTTCTGCTTCGAGTTCTGGCAGAAAGATTCAAACGGTTTATGGCATCAACTAGCTTGACAGTCAAACGGTCGACAACGTCGCCATCTAACCTTGAGCGACGCTGGCTCTGTCCCGGTAGCGCGCAGCTCGAAGCGCGCGTGTCAGTCGCAGCTGATGAAGAGGAATCGACTGACGCGGCGAAAGGCAAGCTGTTTCATCGCTACTGGGCGAACCCGAACTACGATCGCAGCTTTCTCAGTCCGAACGATCGCGATCTGCTCGATCTCAGTGATCGACTCTGCGACGACGTGCTGAACAAGCTCGCGTTCGAAATGCAGCACGAGATTCATGTTGAACATTTCATGACGGGTCGTGACAATCGGTTTCCCGGTCGACCTGATCGCGTCTACTTTTGGCCACAGCGCAAAGCTGCGCTCGTCGTCGATCTCAAGAGCGGCTGGGCTGTTGTCGAAGGCGCGAATCTGAACTTTCAGCTGCGCGGCTACGCGCTGCTCGTCGCTGACAATTTCGACGTCGAGCAAATTTTCGTCGCGATCTTGCAACCGCGCTTGTGGTCGCCGTCTGAACGCATTACTCTTGCGCGATATGAGTCGAAGGACATCGAAAAAGCACGCGAGCAAATCGCAGCGATCATCGACGCCAGTGAAGCGAAAGATGCGCCGCTCAAAGCAGGCGAAGCGCAGTGCCGCTACTGCAAAGCAAAGCTCAACTGCACAGCGTTCCGATCTGCGGTCGCTCTCCCAGTAGCCGCTTTCGCAAGCAACGCTGAGCTGACGAAAGCTGCGCGCGAAGCGTTCATCGAAGAGCGCGTCAAGCAGTGCAACGACGAGCAGCTTGAGCAGGTGCTCGAAGCGTGCGCGCTCGCAGATCACGTTGCTGAGCCAGCGCGCGACGAAGCGCGTCGACGCATCCGCGACGGGCAGTTCAACAAATATTTTCTCGGCAAGGAATACGACGCGCGCTCGATCTCGAACGTGCGCCGTGCGATCGCGATGCTCGCGCTGAGCGGTATCGCGTCGCGCGAAGACATCCTCGACATCTGCAAGCTGTCGATCGACGCAGTCGAAAAGCGCTGGCGCGACAAGAACAAAGGCATGACGTGGCAACAGGCGCGCGACAAGATCAATCGCGTGCTCGCGTCTGTGATCGAGCGCGAAGCGCGCAAACCAAAGATCATCCGCAAAAAATGAAAGACTGGCAGCACGGCTACGACATCGACTTTCTGAAAGCGCTCGAAGCGCGATTTGATCGATTCAATTCGTTCGCGTTCGGCCCGTTCGCAGAGATGAAAAAGCACACGATCGCTGCAGCACTGCACGACGGCGAGCTTGAGTTCACTGATGACTACGTGATCGAGACATCGATCGCGAAGACGAGCACGCCGATCAAGGCCTACCTTGACGTCGAGATCGCGCAGAAGCTGAAAGGCGACCGCGTCGTCTCAGCGTTCACTGCAGAAAATCACGTCGCGCTGATCAGGCGTCTCGAAAGTTTCGTCGAACCGACGTGGCTCTGGGTCTGGCAAGAGGACGCAGATCAAGTCAACATCGCGACAGCTGCAGGCTTCAAGTTCATCGCGAGCAAGGTCACGTCCTTCTCAGAGATCAAGGGACTCTATTTCAATTTCAAAGACGGCTTGCTTGCGCGCGAGTTTCCGCCGCTGCTGCCAGCAGAGCGACTCGGTCTGTCGAAGTGCGCGCGAAAGTTCGACGTCGCGCAGGCACGTGATGAGTTGGGCAAGCTCGCAGTCGATTACACGAATCACTATTCGAACTATAACAAGGACAAATCGTGGAGCGCCCTTGCGCTGCGCGGCTACAGCAGCGACCCGAAGTTCATCATCAAGCCGAGCGAGATGCCGAAGAAATGGCAAGACGAGCACAAAGAACCGTTCATGCTGCAGGATACTGCGCTCAGACGGCAGCTGCCGCACATCGACAAGGTGCACGAGCAGATCACGCGCTTGAGCAAAGCGCATCGCATTCGCTTGATGCGTCTCGCACCCGGTGGCGGCGAGCTGCAGCGTCACACTGATCAAGTCGACAAAGATTCAGGCGTCGAAGACGGCAAGCTGATGCGCTTTCACTTTCCGCTCGTCACGAACGACAAGGTGTTCTTCACGAGCTGGGACATGCTCGGTCGAGAATGCACAGTCAACATGCAATGCGGCGAGGCGTGGTACCTTGACACGCGCAAACCGCATCGCGCAGTGAACGGCGGCGACAGCGAGCGCATTCATCTCGTCGTCGACATCGAAGCGAACACAGCAGTCAGACTTTTGCTACAGTGAAAGGATGTTCAAAGTGAGCCAAGAACCTGTCGTGCAACCAGACCCGATGAAAGTCGAGCAGCAGCGCTTCGAGAATCTGATCTTCGAAGCGAAGAAAACAATGCAACCGCTTGAGCTGCTCGACTACGTGATCAAGCTCTACGGCGAGCAGTTCGTCAAAGCGAACGCTGAGATCGCGCGACTGAAAGGCGCGAACGATGAGATGTTCAAGATCAAGCAGAAAGTGGTCATTCTGAATCGCGAGATTCTCGAAAAAAATCTCGAACTCGTGCGCGAGAACGAAGGACTGCAGGCGCGTCTGAAAGTGATGACTGACACGCTCGAAAAATCTGCGAGACAGCAAGGCAGATGAACAATCTCAATCTTCGAGAAGCGCGTCGCATCGTCGAGCGCAGAATGATCATGCAAGCGCTCAAACGATACTACGGCAACGTCACCTATGCAGCGCTCGATCTCGGCATCAGTCGTCCGGCACTTTACGATCTGATGCGCAAGCTGAACATTCGGAATCGATGAATGAACCGCCACCGGAAATTCTAAAAGCTGCCGATCGGATTCATCAGTGGGCGGTCGTCAACGGTCACAAGCACTGGAGAATCGGCGCAGTCGCGAGTCGAAAATATTGCGAGCGGTTGATGGGCGAACTGCACAAAGCGCGTGCATTGCTGCACAAGTTTGCCACACGCTACGCTGGCGCCGAGCACGCACAGCTCGACAAGGCACAAGCCGAGGCGCTCGTGAAAGCCATCGACAAACTACTGCGCGATGATGATCTGGGTTGAGACACGTCTGATCGAACCGCCTGAGCACACTGTCAGCGGACGCTTCGGCGGCAGCGTGATGTTCGTCGGTTATTTCAAATGGCTCAACGAATGGCGCTGGCTGCAACCGGGCGGCATCGAAGAGCGAATCGCAGAGCCCGAGATGATTTTCGTCGACGAAGAATGGGTGCGTGATCACACACTCAAACAGCCGCGAGCAATGCGTGAATCAAAGAACATTCATCGCTCCAAATCCGCGGAACAATTCCTGCTCGGGTTGTGAGATCGCTCCACCGTAAGGCGGCCACGTCGTCTGCGTTCTTTCATGACGTGAAAGCCAATGTTTTTGAACAAGCGCGATGTGAATATCTTCAGTTGTTCTCCAGTTCGGCTTGCGCTTTTTGCGTCGACGTTTGCGTCGTTTCATCGCTGTGAACAACATGCGCACAAGTCGACTGAAAGAAAAATAGAAAAATTTCTTGCAAGCAGTGCGAACGCGAGTCGATGATGAAAATGATGTCACCGTTGAGCGCAACGCAATCTTCCACTCTGCGGTCAGGTGCTGGTGTTGGAGTCGCTTCCTACGTCAGGCTCAACCGCTTGATCGCAGAGTCGAGGGTTGCAACCCTCTGAGCGCGCCGACGTGTCGATCTCAGACGACGACTTCAAAGCTCGACTTGCCGCGTCGAAGGCGAAGTTCGAAAAGCAGCAGCACAATCACACAGACGAGACTACTGCGGCCCCCCAGACGCGAACGTCGAGCGATTCTGCGATCGTTGTGCCGACGACGTGGAGCGGCGAAAAGCCCCGCAAGCGCGGACAAAAACAGCAGACTGTCGACATTCAGAAGCTGCCGCCTCACAGTGTCGAAGCTGAGCAGGGCGTCATCTCTTCGATCATGCGCGACTGTCAGCGCGGTGGAACGAGCGTCATCGCTGAAGTCAGTCAGATGATCAACGAAAACTATTTCTATGTGCCAGCGCACAAGACGATCTACGAGACGATGGTGTCGCTCTGGCACGCGAGTCGCCCTGTCGATCTGATCAGTCTCACTGAATATCTGCGCAACAAAAAGCTGCTCGACGCTGTAGGCGGTGCTGCATTCGTGACGCAGTTGCATGGCTACATCGAACAGCTGACGAACTTTGTTCCAACTGCTGGCAATGTTCTATTCTACGTCGAGATCGTGCGCGAGAAATTTGCGCGTCGCGAGATCATCGCTGATGCGACGCGACTCGTGCGCAGCGCTTACGGCGTCGACTTCGATGAGTTCGCGCCTGTCGTGCAGCGATTGACGAATCGCATGGCGCACATCGGCAACGCGATCAACGGGCAATTCCCGCAGCTGCTCGAAACGTCTGATTTTTTCACGACTGACGACCCGCCGATGCCGCCGCTCGTGATTCATCACCTGCTGCATCAAGGTAGCAAAGCGCTGATCGGTGGCAATTCAAAAGGGCGAAAGACGTTCGCGCTGATCGATGTCGCGATCTCTGTCGCATGTGGCGTTGACTGGTGGGGATTTCAATGCCGACGCGGCGCTGTGTGCTATATCAACCTCGAAATTCAGCCGCAATTTTTCAGAGAGCGCTTCAAAAAAATCTGCGAAGTGAAGCAAGTGCAGCCTGAGCGCGGCATGTTCTACGTGTGGAACCTGCGCGGCTTTGCGAAGCCGATGCAACAGCTCGTCAAAGACCTGCTCGGCTTTCTGCAGCAGCAGCGATTCTCGCTGATCATCATCGACCCGATCTACAAGACGCTGCCGCCATTTCGTGGCAGTGAGAATGACAGCGCGATGATCACGCAGCTGCTGAACGAAGTCGAATCGATCGCAGTCGAGACGGGCGCAGCCGTGTTGTTCTGCTCGCACTTCAGCAAAGGCGATCAAGCCGACAAAGAATCGATGGACAGAATCAGCGGCAGTGGCGCGTGGGCGCGCGACCCTGATTCACTGCTCACGATGACGCCGCATGAAGAAAGCGAATGCTTCACAGTCGACGCGACGCTGCGCAATCTCGCACCGATCTTTCCATTCGTCGTCAAATGGGACTATCCTCTTTTTGTGCGTCAAGACGAGCTGTCGCCTGAGCGATTGAAGCGACGCGGGCCGAAGGGCGTTTCGCCTGATAAGCTGCTCGACGTGCTCAGCGAGTTCAACGGGCAAGAGCCGAAGGACGTCGTCAGAATCATGGGCGAGCAGCATGGCGTCACGCGCTCCACCGTCTATCGCATGAAAGAAAAACTCGAAGAGCGCAAACAGTTCATGACTGACGAAGAGGGCAAATGGCTGAAAAAGAAACCTGAGACAGAACAATGATCGACACATCAATGACTTACAACTTCACAGCGCTGATCGTCTCAAGTTTCATGCTCAAGAAACGTGAGACAGCGCTGGCAAATCGACTGTCTCAATTTGTTTTCAGCTGTCTCGTATTAAATCTTGAGACGCGCTTGAAGGCTGTCTCATGTTCACACACATCTCCGATGTGTTTGTGTGTGAAGACACACCCAGAACATAGAGACAGCTCATCAAAGCGCTACTCAATTTGAGACGATGAAAGTGAGACGATGAAGTTCGACGAATCACAGATCAGTGAACGCAAGCGCGCAGAATGGGCGCGAGCTGAGCGCGACTACATCGCGAGCAATCCGCCAGCAGTCGGTGCGCCCGTCACGTTTCGCGGCGAGCCGATGATTTGGTTCAACAAAGACGAGATTCACGTTGATCTGTCGATCTGGGCGAACTGCTACGACTTTCCGATCGAAGCTGAACCAAAAGAGATCGTCGCGCACATCAACAAGCTGCTCGGCGACGTGAAGATTGTTTTTGAAGGGAAACTCTTATGACTGAGAAAGAACGCAAAGATCGGCACGAGTTCATGGAGGGCTACCGCAAGATGACGCTCGCGCAGCAGCACGAATTTTGGAAAGAGAAGATGGTCGCGCCCGGCAAGCGCTTCAAGATCGTGCGCGACATCTGGCTTGTGAGCGACCCGCCGCGCGCTGACAAATACAGCAGTGATGAGACGGCAATCGCGCACATTCCGAGCGGGCTGTGGTGCACGCAAAAGATGTCGTTCGACGATGTCGTGACGAAGCTCGAAACAGAGGCGCAGTTTGATGAACAGCTGCTGCAGATGATGCAGAAAATGGATGCAGACTACGAGAAGGGGCCGATGCACATGACTGATCAACAGATCGATCTTGAAGTGCAGCGGCAAGTTCACAAGGTGCTGTCTGGCGTGCGCGATCAAAACAGCGAGGGTGTTGCGATGACGCACTTCCCTGACAAGGCCACGTATGACGCCTTGCACGGTGACCAGTCCTATTCGTTCGAAGATTGGCAGACCATCAATCGTCGCGCGATCGCAGAGATCAACAAAGCTGGCTATGAGGTCAAACCACGCACGATCAACATCGAAGACTACCACAAATTCCTCGCAGAGCAGGGTGTGCCGAACTGCTCAGACGCGCGCGAGTTTTTCATCGGCAAGGTGCTCACTGAAGAGGGCGAGGAGGTAAAACATCAAGGTGTCCCGAGCGAAAACGATCAGCGCATCGATCATCATCTGCGCTTGTTGCAAGAGAGCGAGCTGCTCAAGCGCTACTACGGGCACATGCAGCGCGGCGAGCTGAACACGCGACCAGAGCACGCGTTCGGCGCGAAGCTCTACGCATCGATGATCTGCTTCTCAGCCGCGCGCGGTCACATTCCTGTCGTCAACGGCGCGCTTCAGCAGTGGCCTAGCGAAAAGCGCAGAAAAGAAATTGCGTTTCGTCTCGGCGCTGCAGTGCATCTCAGCGAGATTTACTTGTGGGCGAGTCAGACTGAACGAATCGCTGATGAGTGTCCACTGCCTGAGCACACGGTGAGCCATCAGGTGCTGAATGACTCGGTCATGTTCTGGGTGCATGAAGGCGCGCTCAGAGACACGAACAACGGTGCTGTCTCAAGCTGGATGCTGCTACTGAATCAGCCCGATTCGAACTCGATGCTCGTCGCGACTGACTGCTTCGGCACTGACGACGACCCGACCTACAAGCTCGTCGTGATGTTGTTCGACTACGGCAAGCTGTGGCCGCGTGATTACAGCGCGCACTTCGGGCAGATTCTGAAGCGCTGCGCGTTCTTGCGCTCGCCGTATGTGACGACTGCGCGACAGCGCTTGCCGCACCACATTCGCAGACAGATCGAGCGCGGGCAGATTCAAGCAGGCGAGAATGCGCTCGAAGATCAGATTCGAGTCGTGATGCTGCGACGCGCGCAAGTGCGACCAGCGCAAGAGCGATCAGATCAGCCCGTCGAACCGCGCGAAGTCGAATGGCAGCATCAGTGGTGGGTCAAACGACACTATCGCGCGCAGTGGTATCCGAGCGAGCAAGCGCATCGCGTGATCTACATCGAAAGCTACTTGAAGGGGCCGCGCGACAAGCCTATTCTCGAAAAAATCTACTCAGTTGTGCGGTGACTCGTCTCGTTGCAATACTCGTCGGCGTAGCATTCATTCTGCTCTGGGCGCTGTTCGTCTGGTGGGCGCTCACAGTGCAATGAATGTTTCTGACGGCTTGATTCTGTTTGCAGCGTGCGCGCTCAGCTTCACGCTCGGCTACATCATCGGCTGCGTGCGCGTCGCGCGATTTGTCAGCAAGCAGCTTGACAGCATCAAGGTGAACGTGCTCAACATTGAAGAACACAGCCGACAGATTCAGGCGATCTACGCGAAGCTCGGTGAGAGCAATGACAAATGAAACTCTGCGACTACAAAGACTGCACGAACGAAGCGAAGTGGGGCATCGTCTTTGAAGAGGACGCTGCACGCGATTCGATGCTCGTGTGCGACGAGCACAAGAAAGAGATGCAGCTGCTGCACAAGGACACGCCCGACAAATCGATCATCGCAGTGTTCGAGCTGCACTGACCAATGAACGCGGCGACTCTGTTCTGCATCATCGTGCTCGCGATCATCGCGGTCTTCGAGATTGCAAAGCGACGTCGGAAGTGATAAACGCTGCGCAAGATGCGCGGTCACGCCGCTCGAAAATTCGTTGAGTTAAGGCAGCGAGCTTCCGTGCCGGATAGGGCGGCGTGACACTTTTCGCGAAAAAGTTTCTTGACTACTGGTAGAAGATTCTGCGAATATCGCGCATTGAAAATCACGGTCACTGTTGAAGTCGATGAAGCGCAGGTGTCGCAAGAGCTTGAAAAAGCAGAGAAGGAACTAGCGGCGGCGATTCAACGCGTCGACGACAAGGTAGCCGACCAACGCAACGAAATTAAAATGGAGGTCACATCATGACGGATGCAGAAATGGTTGTAGAGATTCAGAACCTGACAGCGCAGGTTGAGAAGATCGGCGGTGAGACCGATGCACTCAAAGCCGAGATCGCGACGCTCAATCAGAAAGTCGCTGATCTTGAAGCAGCACTCGCAGCGAGCGGCAATGTCGCGCCTGAAGTGCAGACAGCATTCGACGCGCTGAAAGCGCAAGTCGCAGTCGTCGACGGCAAGGTCACAGACATCACGCCGCTCGGCAAAAAGGCAGCGCCGCCCGAGAAGACATGAACGACGATTTCGCAAAGCAACATCTCAAACTTCAGCGTCAGCACACGCGCGATCTCTGCGTCGCATTCAGCTCGATCATTCTCGGCGTGCTGCTGACGGGCGGGGGTATCGGCTGGGTTCTCTGGCACGCGCTCTCGCACGCGCATTGAGCGCTGAGCGCTCTCTCGTGCGCGGGGAGTGTCAGCAGTCAGCTCGACTCACTGCGGCCCTTCTGGGGGGCTTCCAGAGCGTCGAATCACGCCGAATTTGATGACTCCGAGTCGAACCAGCTCATCTGCGCAGCTGAAGTGAAAGCGCGCGATGTCGACAGAACCTTTCCCAGAGCGCTCTGAGCGCGGGCGAAAGAGCATCAGCGGCACTTCGTCTTCAGCGATCGTCTTCAAACACAGCGAGCAGGTGTCGTCGCCGATGATCTCGTTGTCGTCGTCTGTGAACCAAGTGAACGCGCTCACTGCGTCTCGTGATTGTCTTCGTGCCCGAAGTGTTCGTCAGCGCACTGCTCGCAGAACCAGAGGCCGCAGTGCCAGCAGCGAAACATCAGCTCGATCGATCGCGCTCGACCGCAGCTGCACTCGATGACTGCTGAATGCGGATGCTGCGCTTGCTCCCATTGCTTTGTGAGCAGCGATGCTTCGTGACGATAAGCGGCTTCCCTGCCGGTTGCTCTGCCGATGTAGTGATCAATCTTTCCGCTGTTTGCCATTTTAGTTGTTTCTAATCAGTCGAGAGTGTCGCGCGTTGTGCGCGTTTCGAGTGATCGCTGAAGACGAGGGCGAGTGTTCAATGAAAGCGTGAATCGTCGCTTCGTGCGCGGTTCTCCCACGCCTCTATTTCTCGTCCTCGTCTTCAAAAATCAATATCATCTTCGAGCAGCACGCCTTTGATGCGCAGTTCAGCGCGCAGCTTCGTCGCACGCATTCGCAAGCGCTTCAAGTAGGTCTCGTCCTTGCCCGTTTCATGCCACCATTTCATGAGCGCATTCGTCATCTCATAGCGATCGAGAGTTTTCTCGATGCTGCGCTTCGAGCGCTTGCGCTCAGCATTCGTGTTTTTGGGCGTCGCAGTCATCTTGCATGTAGATTCGCGGCGAGTTGAATCGCTGCAAATAGACGGCGAGCAAAGGCACGCGTCGCACGAGCAGCTTTCGTCGTCGTCGAAAGATCAGGCTGAAGAGTTTCATGGGAGCTTCGCGCATTGCACGATGAACATGACCAAGAACGCTGCGAGCAGAGGGAAACAAAGCAGCGCAATCTTGCGCCAGCGCTCACGACTGAGCAACATTTTTTCGAGTTCGTTCATTGCGTGTCTTTCGTCCAAGCTCGAACGCTTCAACGATCGCGCAGATCAGCTGCGCGTTGTGCGCGTCAGCGAGCTGCTTTGTGATTCCGTTCGCGCGCTTCCAGCGGTAGCCTTGCAGCAGTGCATTCAGTTTTTCGTTCATGATCATGATTTACAATGCTGCGCGATACGCAGCGCGTCTGTTGAGCCAAGTCTCCATCTGCACTTTCACGTCATCAGCGCCGCCGAAGTAGTAGCGCGGGAAGCCGTCTTGCTCATCGAGATCGCCGTTGTGACACTCGACGAAGATCAGCCAATCGCCGCGATCGCAGTAATGAGGGCGCGGCACGATGTGAATCTCGTAGTCGCCTTGACCGCGCTGCGTCAAGATTGGCGCAGTCAGCACCCACTCGCGAAACGAGCTGAACTGCCAGTCAAGCTGTGGGTGCGTCTGCGTCATCTTATTCGGGCCTCCCTTCGATCGGTCTGATTCTGATCAGTCGCGGCGGTCGCTTGCTGAAGCGCACTTGCAAGCCGCGCTTCTCGCGAGCGTCGATATATTTCTGCTCATCTTCATCGCTCATCGCTTCGCGAGACCAGCCGTCGATGTAGGGGTGCGTGCGCACGCTAGGATGGCGCAAGCGACTCATGGCAGCCTCCCTTCGACAATCTTCACAGTCAGCGCGCCATCGCGCGACGTCTGATCTTTGTTGTTCATCGCTTTGCCGACTTGATACTCAAGCGCGTCGTGATCGAGCACGACTTCAAAGCGAATGAAGACGCCGCAGATGTAGCGCGAACCTTTGTGAACGACGCTCGTCATGCGAGCCTCCCTTCGCGTGTCGCTTGCAGCGCGACTGCAGCGATGTGCGTGAGCGCGTCGTTGTAGCCTTTGCTCAAGTGATTCGCTTCGAGTTCGTGCCCAAGCTCGTGAATGATCAGGTCTTCGATCGCGACACGATTCTTGTCGAGATTGAACCATTTCTCGCCGCCGAGGTTGCGCACGTTGAACGACATCGTCTTGCTGCCGTAGCTTGCAGCTTCGATGCTCGCTTGCTTGCAGAAGCGCACACTGATGTTGATGCCGAGCGTGATGCGCGCGAATTTCTTCGCGTGCTCAGCGACTCGCAGCATCGCGTCAGTCGGCGTGACGGGTTCGCTCATGATGAACGTGTCAGGGTTCGTCGGGAACACTTGCCCTGCGGGCTTGATCGCTTCGCAGCGTCTGAGATTCTCCCAGACAGCAGCGCTCGCAGAACCACCGCGCACGACATTGAAGTCATCAGCGAAAGCAGCGTTGTTCGCTTCGCGATCGCTCATGTCGAAGCTGACTCGATTCTCACCGAATCGCTTCGTCGCGTAGTCAGTGACGGCTTCACGCGTGACGTCAGGATGCTCCATCGCAGTCTGCACCCACTCGTGATTCATGTCTTCAGTCGTGAGCTTGTCATGCGTCGCGTTGAACACTTCGAGACGCAGCGCGCGCAAGAAACGTTCTGAGACGTTCTGACGATCGAGCGTCAGCTCGACCTTCTGCTGAATGTCGCAGTGAAACGCGCAGTCGTGCTCGACAACCGGAATGCCCATCTCGTAGATCAGCGGCTTCTCGCCGTCGATCACGTCGTAGCAGTTGATCGTCGTCTTGCGACGCGAGTGTCTGAGATCGCCGTGCTCATCGCCGAGCACTGTCGGCAGAGTCGCCTCGATCTTGAATCGCGGCGTCATGCGCTTCAGCTCTTCGCCGTTGAACGTCGTCGTGATGTTCGCAGGCGAGATCAGCTTCTGCACTTCGCGCTCGATTGACGCGCGATCTTTCTTGCTGAGTCTGATTAGCGCGTTGAAGATCGAGCCTGCTTGCGTGCAGCGATCGTTGTGCTCGTAGCGCTTGCCTTCAGCGCCGAAATGCACAGTGCCTTTCGTCGTCTTGATTGACGCATGAATGCACTGCGACAGCACGAGCTTCTCGCCGATGTTGAATCGACCGCGTTGCTTCGGGTTGCCTTTCTTTGCGCTCTCTGCGAACAGCGTGTAGGCATGACGCAGATCAGCGAATCCGTTCGGCGCGTCGTCGCTGACTGTGAGTTCAGCGGCGAGGATGCCGTCTTGTTCAGGTTTCAGGGTTACGTCAACGCGCGAGACGCCTGCTTCATCCCATGCGTTCTGTATCAGCTCAAAAATCGCGAACTCGATGCCGCGATCGGCAAGCAGTTTCTGCAAGCCTTTCTTGTCGACATCGAACCACGGTTTCGATTCAGTTTTTCTCATAGATTCAACCATAGCACATCGTAGAAAACTGTCAAAATGTTTTTTTTCACTCGTGTCAATCGCGATCTTTTTCGACGCGCGTCTTGAACTCGCGCAGCTGCTTCTCGATTTTCGCGAGCAGTTTGATCGCATCATCCTCAGGCAGCGTCGTCACGCTGAGCAAGTAATAGTAGATCACTGCTACGGCTGCGAACCACACACGTCGACTCTCACGATACTGCGTCGAGGTCTCTGCGACTGTTGGATTCACTTTGCGCATATACGACTCGAACGCGTCGTCGAGGTCGAGCTGCGGGAAGTTCATGTTGTCGTTCCTTTCGTTGTTGCTGCCATTTCTCGATGTGCACCAAGATCATGACGATCGCGAGCAGCGCGACGTCGACTGCGACAATGTCGTAGATGAGATGCAAGATTTTCATGATGCTGTGAGTGTGCAGACGCCGTCATCGTCGACCGGGTCCAAGATTCGATAGATTTGTTTGCCGCCGCCATCGAGCCATTCTTTCGGCCCACACCACGCTTGACGCACCCATCGAGTCGAGCCGCGCGCATAGATGTAGCGCGCGTGTCGATACGTGCGCCAGTGTCCGCGACGATCATGCGACATGCGCTTGATCTCTTCGTCGCGATTGACTGCGACGCGCGCGTGTTCAGTGACGTCTTTCTTGTTCGCAGGATGCCCGTGCGCGATCAGCGTGTAGTGCGTGCGCGCGCGAGTCCATTCGACTGACTTGCCTTGCTTGTTCGGGCGCACAGTCGCGATGTGAGTCGTCGGCATGTTCGCGTCGAACAAGAACGCAGCGATCGCGCCAATCGCGCCGCTGACGAGCTGCGCAAGCCCGCGACCGATCATGCGATCGAGCAGCTGCCATTTGCCGTCGAGCCAGAGCGCGCTGTTGTAGAAATACGCGCCTTGATCTTTCCCGTTCGGGTCGTGACGCATGTTCGCGATCATCAAGTAGAGCGGCAGCGGCATGTGAACGCCGCTCGCGCCTTTGTCCCACAGTTCTTTGATCTCGACGACGACGAACATCTCATTGAACGCGCGCGCGATGATCATGTTCGTGCGGTAGGTGCCGTGACCGATCTCGTCGTGACCGTCTTTCCACGGCACAGCTGTCTCAGTCACTGCGAGTCGAAATTTCTCGAACGGCATCTGCGTCTCTTCGAGCGGTTGAGCGTCCTGCTTCCAATTTTCAAGCGTGCCCATCTCGCGCGAGATCAAATCTTTCTCGTGCTCGTATGTCGTCACGTAGTCGAACAGCGGAGCTGACTGCCAGCCGTCGAACACGCGCAAGTGAGCGCGATGCGGAAACGTCGCAAGTGCGCGTTCGAGACCGTCGTTGAAAGTCACAGGGTTCATTTCAAGCCTTTCTGAATTTCACTCCACTTTTTGCTCCAGCACTTGTCAGTCGGCTCTTCGAGAAAGCCGATCGAGTGAAAGAACTGCAGCTGCAGATCGCGCGCGCCTCGACACAGCAGCGATCGCTTGCCCGTGCGATAGTTGATCGCGTTGCTGCCAGTCGAGTGACAGATGCGCGACGCGTTGCTGAGCGCTGACATGCTGAGCAATTCGCGCAGCTCGCCGTATTTCGAGTCCTTGCGAAACGGGCACGTCGCGCACTGCGTCTTTCTGACTTTTTGAATGCGCTTCATTGTGACAAGATCGCCACGAGCAGTCGCATGTAGGCGAGATTGATTCGTCGATTCTTTTTCATCTGATGCCTCTCTTTCGTAGTTCGCGCAGCACGATCAGTCTGATGCGCTGCTCGGTCTTTGGGTCGAGTTCTTCATCGTGCGCGTCGAAATATTCGTTCGCCTTGTCGATGAGCTTGACGAGTCGCGGGCTGTTGAGCGTGAACACAGCTCGATGCGTGCCGTGAATCAGATCAGTCAGCAGCTTGCCCATGTCCCACCATGGCGGCGCTGAGATCGCGACGAGTGATGTCTGACGATTTTCGATGTCGAGGTGATACTCGATGCCGTGATCTTCGACAGTCCAACACTCCCAGTCTTTGCCGTGCGGTTCGTCGTTCATTCGCATGAAATGTTTTCGAGCGCGCTCGTGACTTCGCTCCAGACCTCGTCAGCTTTCTCTTGCTTGAGGTCGACGAGTCGCTCGTCTTTCTCTTCGTCGCTGAGCTTGTCGAACTTGTCGCTCTCGTCTTCGTCGAGCGTGTCGCGATATTCGTCGCGCAGCTCATCGATGTCGGGCACATTGATGCCGTCGAGTTCACTCTCGACGTCTTGCATCGCGTCGACGCGACCTTGCAGCATCTCGCCCGTAGGCCCCTGCTGCAGCGAGTCAGGCATGTTGCTCAGACTGCTCTCGCATTCGCTGCCGATGTTCTGCAGCTCGCTCTTGATGTCGTCGATCTCGCTTTCGAGATCATCGAACGACGGTTGCTCGCGCTCTTGCAGCGCGTAGACAGGCGCCCAGAAGGCGCTCTGTGTCAGCTGCGACGCTTTCGGTGCAGTCTTGCTGCATTGTTTGCGACCGCCCTTGAACTGCCACCAGTAGTAACTGTCTCCCGCTTTGATGTCAGTGCCAGCGACGTCTTTGCGTGCTTTCTTGACGAAATGTGATCTAGCCATTTTTCTTTGATTCCTTTCTCATTGGTTGCTTGTTGTTTTTTCTGACTACGCAATCAGCAGCGCGCGAAGCGCCGATGATCGAGTATTTCTTGCCCGTCTCGCGCTCCCTCATCAGGAGCGCGATTCGAGCTTTGAAGTCTGCGACTGATTCAGTCATCACAGTAGTCCTGCGTGATATTCTTCCATCAAGTAGTCATCGCGTTCGCGACGACGACGATCTTCAGCGACTTGCGCTCTGATCTCAGCGAACTCGCGATTGAGTTCTTCAGTCGCTTTGATCTGCTCAGCTGTCGGAGGCTCCCAGTCGTAGCTTGCCTTGCGTTCTTCCTTCGCGTCGCAAAGAGCTTGGTCGTGCTTGTAGTCTGCGAGCGTGAAAATGCCATAGAGCGCCCAGTGCTCAGGCTCTTCAGCGAGAATGCCAGCCCAGCGATCTTTGCCAGCGGCCATCCAGCGACGCGAGACTTCGTTCTCGTCTTTGATGTGATCGAGCAGCTCTTGCGAGACTTTGTGCGCGTTCGCTTTCGCGTCGTCGAGTCGCTTCTGCCAAGCTGTCTTCTCGCCTTCTGCGACGGGCGCAGTCTCGCGCTCGAACTCTGCGCGCTCAGCAGCGTCATCGGCAGCAGCAGCCGCCCCTTTCGAGGCGGCGCTGTCGTGATCTGCACAAGCGTTGACGTGACTGCTGCCCTTGAAATATTTCGCGCACACAGGCCCGATCGCACCAGCAACGCTCTTCGCTGCTTTCAAGTGACGACCGCACACGATGCACTTCGAGAACTTCGTGAGCCAATCTTTGGCGTCTTCGAGATCGAGTCGATCAGCTTCAGTCAGATCGAAGATGACGCCCGGGCGATAGACTGCTTCGAAGTCGACGACTTCGCCATTCTCAGTCATGCGCGGCTGCGATGCGACGATCTCTTTCGCGTAGACGCGAGTCTTCTCACGGTTCGGTTTCACAACGTAGACGCGATCATCTTTTCTGAAGACGCCCATCGTCACGCTGACTTGCTTGTCTTGCACAGCTTGAGGCGGCACGACTTTCTTGAACACGTCGTGCTTCTGAGCTTCGCAATGATTGACGCAGCGCACGCCAGCGCCACGAGTCCACACACACCGCGCGCCTGACGGGATTACTCTTCCGCAGCGCGTGCAGCGACCGCTGAATTTAGCGGTGATTTGTTTCGATTCAGTTTCGTTCATGAGTGTAGATTCGCACAAGTAGAAAAGAACACAAGCACTTTTTGAAAGATTTTGAAAATATTTTTTCACGTTCAGCTGAACATGTTTTACAGCTCGTCGAAGCAGTGCTCTTCGCAGAAGCGCATCGTCTCGCTGACGAGCTGTTCCCACTGTGACGTGCTGTCAGTCTCGACCTCAGCTGCGACCTTTCTAGGGGCATCGTCGCGCGATTGAACGTGATTCTCGCTTGCGATCACAACACCGTTTCGCAGCAGCTCGCACTTGTCGCCTGTTGCGCGCCAGCTCAGCTCGTCGAGCGGCACAGCGCCTGTCTTCGTCTGATGCCACTGCTCGCAGAACCCGCACTGATACGCGCGACAGCCGATCATGAACTGCTCAGCTTCAGCTTGCGTCGCGTAGGCAGCTTTGCGCAGACAGCTGCGCCAGAACATCCACGCGATGCCCGACACGTTGTCAGGTTTGACTGAGATCGTTGGCGTCTTGCCAGCGCGCCATGCTTTTCGCACGATCTCGCGGATGCGCATGATCTGACTGACTTGTCGATCGTAAGGATTGATGTAGGGCAGCTCAGGCTCCCACTCGATCGCAGCGCGCTTTTTTTCTGCGACGTGAAAGTGAATGTCATCGCGCTCGCTGTATTGACACTTGTATGCGTAGCGCTCGCCGTTTGTCGCAGCGAGCGCCTGCGCCATCGAATTATATTTGACCTTGCTCAAGCAGGCGCGTTCTCGATGCTCTTGTTCTTGCTTCCTTGTTCGCCCTGTGCTCATTGCTTGTCCTCTTTCTGCAGTCGAGCGATCTCGTTCCAAATCGCGTCATGCGCTTCGCGATCGTGCTGTTGTTCGAGTTCACGCTGACGCTTTGCTTCGAGCGCAGCGTTCGCTTCAGCAACGCGCGCAGCTTCGCGCTTCGCGAACATTTCATGCGCTTCAGCGACAGCCTCGCCAGCTGCTGCGCCGTCTTGCGTGCTGATGAAGCGATGCGTCGCGAACGAGCCTGCGCTCAACATCGCGATCGCTGCGAGAGTGATGAACTTGTTCATCGAGCACCTCCGACGATCTCGTTGAGCGCTTTGATCACGTCTTCGATCGAGCGGTAAACGCCGTCGAGCTTTGATTCGAGACGCCCGTGTGCCTGAATCACGATGAACTTCGGGCCGTAGTATTGCAGATGCGCATCGAGCAGTCGCGCAACGCCGAACGTGATTGACTTGTGCTTGCGACCGCTCTTGCTGACGCCGCTGCCTTCGATCACGCCGTAGGGCGCGCTGAACGTGCGACGATTCTCGTGCAAGTAGTGAACGAGATCAGAGAAGTGCATCCGCCATTCGATCTCAGTCATGACGCACCTCCTTGCACACGACTGATTCGCGCGCGTTGCGTTTCTGAACCGAACATGACATGCGGCGCGAGCTTCTGAATGCGTCGCAGACGAGCGACGCCCGTCTCATTGACGCCTTTGTTCACATCGTCGCTGCATAGCTTGATGTGAACGCCGACACCACCGAAGTCGATGCTATTCCCTGAGTGGTCGTATCCGTTCACGCGATAAGCGCGCATCTTCAGGCTCTTCGGGAATTTCGCAGCGTATTGCTGCGCGAGTTCTTCAGTCGTGAAGTAGGCTTTGATGTCGATACCCCAGCCAGAGTTCACCATGATCAGCGTGACGTTGTCGACGCTGTCGTTGCGCGGCGCCGGCATCACTTCGCGATAGATGTCTTCATTGTCGCGCGGCTGCTCAGTGCGCACTTCGTAGCCGGGCACGTTCTGGTAGCTGTGCTTCTCGCCAGCAATGACGCGCACGACCCATGTCAATTTCAGTGTCTCGTTTGCGAGCTTGCACGCTGCGTCGACTGCTTGATCTCTTGTCAATTCAATTTTCATGACTCTACAATCGCACAAGAACACGCGTGCGCAAGTAGAAACTGCAAGATTTTTGAAGAAATTTCGCGAGTCGAACTAGATCGCTCAAAATCAAGGACTTACGCGCGTTTATGCTTGACCATGTGACATGATCTGCAGAGATGATGCACATCGAGCGGCTTTGAATAGTCGTCGTGGTGCATGTCAGTCTTGAGCGTGTAGCACTCTTCGCAAGGTTCACGTTTCAGCTCACCATCGCGCACTGCTCGATTCGCTCGACGATGCACCGCAGCTCTGATGAGTCGTTCGTCTGATTCTTTCGCTTTGCGCTTTTTCTCGCGCCATTCAGCAGCGATCTGTTGAATGCGAAGCATCATGTTGATCTGATCACAAGTAGAAAAGTATTGCAAGCATGAATGGCTTCGCGCGAAGCTATTTGAGCAAAGAAAAAACGCGCTGCCCGATTTCTCGAACAGCGCGCAATTCTCTCAGTCGATGACTGACGTCAATGTAGACGTTCAGCTCAGACTGTTCAAGCCCGCGTAGTTGTCGAAGAGCCCGTGCATCGCGAGCGTGCGATTCGGTAGCACTCCGAGCGAGCCCTTGAGCACTTCGGTGAAGCAGTTCATCATGCTCCACACGGTGCGCGGCGCGAACTCTTCGTGACGAGGCTTGCGCCAGTCTTGAAGAATGTGCGGAATCTGCGTCGACGTGCAAGCGCCGCAGTCGAGCGCGCGAATCACGAGATCGTGAGCGTCGCGATCGTTGAGCGCTGTGTTCTTGTAGGCGTCGATGCGCTGATCTTGCGAGTGCCAGTGCTGCATCAGCTGCCCGATGCCGCGTTGAACGACGTAGGGCATATCGCGGAAGATGTGAACAGTGTGCTTGCGAAACACACGCACTTCACCGCTGAAGCTGAGATTGTCGCACACGAAAACTTTCGCGCCGGCGACGAGGCCAGCTGGGAAGCTCTTGTCGTGCGAATTGCGCGCACCTAAAATCCACGCATAGTCATCGTGGGTCGCGCCGTTCTGAACTTGAAAGAGTCCGAAGTAGCGCGCGCCAGCTTTCGAGAGACTGTGCGCTTCGCCGACGACAGTGAGATTGTTGTTGCGAAGCGCAAGCTCGATTTGATCGATGAGCGCTGTGTGCGGGATTGGTTGCCACGTCTCTGTGCGCTCAGGCGTGATCACGCGATCGAGATCAGCGCGATTGCACGCGTTCGCACCACAGTGAAGCGTGAGCTTGTGACTGATATCCTGACGCGCATTGCCGTCAGCCGTTACTGCTGTTTGGTTCATGTCTTGCATGACGCTACAATGACACGATTCTACAAGTGCGCAAGTTTTTATTTAACTTTTTTTTCGCCCTTCTGAAAGCTCACTTTCGAGCTATCTGAGCCTTGCAAGATTCAAGGCTGCGTGCGAGCGAACTTGAGCGCTCGCAGAATGATCGACTTCGCTTTCGCTTTCTCGCGTTCGCTCAGCTCGCGCGAATCGTAGAAAATCTCTTGCACGAGACGCTCGAAAAGCGCCTCAGCGAGTTCTTGCTCGTTCTGCGCGTCTTGAATGTCGCGTCGAGGTCGCTCGCCGAGCACATCTTCGCCTTGATCAGGTTCGCCGTTCATTCAACAACCTCGTGATTGCTTGCCTTTGCGATAGCCGCGAGCGTAGCCGCGCTTGTAGATCACGCTCTTGCGCTTGCGCACACGTTTGCAGCGTCGTTGTTTGTTCGCCATGACTCAGTGACCGCGCACGCCGACGACGTTGTTGCCTTCGAACATCAGGCCGTTCGGATAGATGTCGATCTCGCGGCGACCAATGATCATGCGCGATGTCGGCACGCCTTGCACAGCACCGATCTGTTGTCGCTCGATGATGTAGTTGTGCAGCTCGCGTCGCTCGCAGCGATCGCGATGACGATCGTCAGCTTGCGCTGTTGCGAGAAGCGCGAACGTCAGCATCAGCACGACTGCGAGCTGTCGCAGCGCGATCTTGATTCGCTCAAGATGCGTCAGCGCGAAACTCGCGCGCTTGTATAGATGCGACACATCAGGCTGCATCGCGCGCAAGAGCATCTGCTCGATGTTGTCGAAGCTGCGCTTGACGGTGAATCCCTTAGGGAGTGTCGTCGATCTCAGCTGACGACGTGGCTGGTTCTTTGTTGTGCTCATGTGATGATGTTCACTTGACTCGTGCAGCGTTCAATCGCTCGACGATGCCGTTGAGATCAGTCAGCGATCTGCTCGCGCGACGATACAATGACGACTGCTCTTTCATCGCTTTGAGAGCGTGCTGCATCACTCGCTGCAGGCAGAGTTCAATATATTTGACCTCTTGCTCTACAGGATACGGCGACGGCCTGCTCACGCGCTTCAGCACGATGATGTTGTTCGACTCAGACTTCGTGAGCTGCTGAGTCTTCAGCTGTGAGGTTGCTTTTCTCATAGTGTTCAGAGTCGCAGCGTCTCAACGCGCAGAAAGGGACGCATCGTGACGCTGCTTGCTCTGATCAGATCATGATTTCAGTTCGCTCTTCAGTTCAACAATCAGCTGACGCAGACGCTTGCGCTCGAAAGCGCGTTGCGCTGCACAGTCGCGAATGCTTTTCTCAAACGTGACTGAGTCATCGAGCTGCTGCTCATAGCGACGCAGAGATCGCTTGATCTGAGCTTTTGTTCGATTCGATTTGTTCATGCAATACATTCTACGCAAAAAAGCGATCGAAGTTTCTATTTTTCTCTCTGTGTGATCAGTTAGACTCGCATCATGTTGACTGCGAACGAGTTCTGCTGCGAACTTTTTTCTCAGTCGTCTCGTCGTGAATCTTCAGACATCGATCGATGAACTTCTCAGCGCGCAGTCGATAGTCGCGATTCTTGTGATCTTGAACGCTCTGCTGACAGCAAGGACAGACTGCGAACTCGCTTGAGCCGAACACGATCTTGAGCTGCGCAGTCTCGTGCTGACGCTCATGCGTGATGAACTGCTTGCAGACTTTGCATTCGAGCGCTTGCGTGAGCTGCAGTTGAAAGTTCATCGCAGCAATGTCAACGCTTTCGCTCGTTCGCGCGCGTGCGCTTTGACCTTGTCGCTCGCTGCGCACTTCAACAAACACGCGCGCACATACGAGGGCGCGAAATATTCAAGCGTCTCACTGTCAGCGCACGGATGCTCGCCGTCGCCGAAGTGATTGATCGCAAAGCAGCGCAGCTGATCGTCAGTCATGCTCATCGCTGTGCCTCGATTGCGTCAGCTGCGCGCTTGACTGCTTTGTCATGCTCAAGGGTGCGCTCGGTCGACTTGATCGCTTCGTCCATCAGTCTGCGATGCGTCAGCTCAGCTTCGACATCTCGATCGAACTGCGATTTCTCGCGATCGATCTGATGCGCAGTGCTCGGCGCTGCAGGCATTGCATCGACATAGTCAGCGGCTCGCTTGAGCATGACGACGCCAAAGAGGCTGATCGCGACAAGCAGGATGATGAATTTTTTTGCGTCATATTTCATACGCGACCTCCTGCTTGTGTGATCGCACGCTCGCATTGCTGCGAGAGCGCGACGCAGTTGATGCACTCAGCGTCTGCTTGCTGCTTGATGTGTCGCAGCGCATCGAGCGCGATCACGAGATTGTCGCGCAGAGGCGCGTCAGGTTGTGTCTCAGTGAGATCAAACTCGCTGATGAACACGCGACGATCGCTGCCCGCTTCGCTGTCGAGGTAGCGCTTCAAATTGTCGCTCACAGCTTGCGCGATCGCGCGTTCGCCGCACTCGTAGTCATCCCAGCGCTTTGTGATCTTCACTTGCGCGACGCCTTTGAAGCGCTTGTTGAACTCCCAGTCGCTCATGCCGGTGCCGCCTTGCTTGTTCGTGAACGCGAACGATTTCACGCTCACTGTCTCTCCTTTGTTCAATTCACTTTTCATGTTTTTGTTCTTTCTAGGTTGTTGGTTCAGTTGTTGAAGTAAATTTTCAGCGCATCGAAAAACTCTTCGCTGTTGCCGTCAGCAAGACTCTTCGCAGTGCTGACTGCGCGCTCAGCTTGCTCGTCGCTGATGTCATGCTTGAGAATGTCGCGTGCGACTGTGTGCGCGAGCTTGAGATCACGCTCATGCTCGTTTTGCAAGATTTGCTCAGCAGTTGGCGCTGACGCAGCGCGCTTGAGCGCGCTCAGCAGATCGCGCGAATTTTTCGCGTTCGCGATGTTTGAATAGATGTCGTGTTTCATGTTCAAGCCCCTTTCGGGAAGTGCGCTTTGCAGCGCGGGTGAAAGCCGTCGAGCAGGCTGCACTTCGCAGGCTTGTAACAGACGTGAAACTCGAAGTGACCGCCGTGCGCTCTGCGAACAAGCCAATCGCAACGATATTTCGAGACTGGTTTCCAAGCATTGTGACCGCGAATCAAGTCAATGACTGACTCGATCTTTGGTGCTTTCGATTCAATGTTCATGAGTGTAAAGTAGCACAAAGTAGAAAAGTGTCAAGCAACAAATTCTTCTGCGTTGTCTTGAACCCAGCGCACTGCAGCTCTGCGATTCTTCAGATGCGTTTCGAGCGGCCACACTTGCTCGCCTTCGAACTTGTAGACGATGAAGTTGCCGTCGCCGTAGAGATCGATGATCATGCCGACCATCACGCCTTTGTAGTTGATCGCCCACTTCGCCGGCACGAGACGATCGCCGCAGCGAAACGCTTCAGTGTATTGAGTGAACGTGAAGTCAGTGAGTTTGATGTCTGATTCAGTATTTTTCATGACTACACAATCGCACAAAAACACTTGTGCGCAACAAAAATCTTCATTTTTTTTCAAAGCGCAGAGTGCTGATTTTCAAGCACTTACGAATGAACACTTGCCATCGCTGTGTGAAAGTGTATGCTTCGCGCAATGAGCGAGTGAGGTGATGAATCATGGGGAAAGTCAGCGCAAAAGTGAAGCGATTTCGCAACCGCGCTCGACCGGGTGCGATCATGAGCAGAGCAACGTTCAACAAGATCGCGCGCACATCACGCGGCGGCAAAAAAGCAGCAGGCGCCGCCTACTGGCGCGCAGCGAAGCGTCGAGCAGCAGGTCATCCGAAAGGCAAGCGATGAAACACGACGAGATCGTTGAGCGACCAGTCGGCGCGATGAAAGTCGTCGCGCTCATCTTCATCGGTGACATCTTCGTCATCGCGTGCATCATTGCAGCCGTGCTGCACAGCTGTCACCGCATCGCATGAAAGCATGGCGCGTCGACATGAACGATCAAGTCGCAATCGATCTCAAAGCGCAAGAGAAGTTCGCTGAAGATTTGCTCTCACTGATCGAGACCACTTTCTTGCGCGCTTACAATTCGCGCGTCGCAGGCATGACAATCGATGAGATGCTGATCTATCACGACATCGAAGCTGCAGCGAGCAATGTCGACAAGAGCGTCATCGACACTTGTCGTCGCACAATACAGACAGCAGTGAAAGCTGTTGATTGCCAAGTAGCATACGATGACGCACACGCTTACCTCGTCGACCAATTACAATCGAGACTCAGCAAACTTCTCAAATCAAACGAACGCAAACAACGTCGCCGCAACAATGCCCTGGACTAAGACCAACAAACGTAACAGCAGAGGGCAGCGCCTCTATAGATCGCCATCAGGTAAGCTCTGGACAAAGCGCAGCATCGCTGCGTATAAAGCGACGAAAGGTTTCAAGCGACCTGTTCGCTCAACACGACGACGCCGATGATCAAAGCCCTGCAAAGAAATTTGGGCACTAAGTTTTATCGGGCGCCGTCCTGCCTGCGCGTGCAGAGACGCCCCAAATCCATTTAGGAAATGAAGCCGAAAAAGCGAATCGTTGGCGCGTCTGTGCCTGCTCATGCAGCGTCAGAATCGAACGGCGCGAGTCGTGTGCGGCCATTGGAACTTGCCCGAATCCTAGTGCTTTCACAGAATGAAGTTGCTGAATTGACGCAGTCGGGCGTTTTGAAGCGCATGATTGTGAAGCAAGGCAAGCAGTCGCTGATCTACTACGACAAGGATGAGAACATTGAGCGCTACATCAGGCACATGCGCGAGCCTGAGCGACGCGCGCGCGAAGAATGGCTTCAAGAGAAGCGCGACACAGCTCGAATTGTGCGCGAACACAAAGAACTCGATCTCGCGATCGCGCGCGGCGACGCTGTGATGCGCGAACCGATCACGACAGCAGTCGTCAACGCAGTCTCGGTGATGAAGAACAACTTGCTCGCACTGCCAATTCGGCTGCCGCGACTGCTGCAAGGACAGAGCGATCCGGCGAAAATTCGCGTGATCTTGAAGACGCACGTCATGCTTTGCTTGCGCGCAGTCGAAAATTTGAGTGTTGATTCGATCGAAAAAGCGAGCAAAAACGGGCACGATGTCGAAAGGAAACGGCAAACTCGTATTGCTGCCAGGTTTCGATCGTGAGCTTTTCGCAGCTGCACTTGCTGCTGCGCACCCTCCGAGCGAGCGATCGCTGACTGAATGGGCTGACGAGTTCAGAGTTCTGTCATCTGAGAGCAGCGCTGAGCACGGCGCGTGGCTGACCGCAACTGCGCCCTACGAGAAAGACATTCAAGACGCGATCAGCGACCCTGAAGTGCCGCGTGTTGTCGTGCAGAAAGCAAGTCAGATGGGCATCACTGACTGCGCGATCGTGAACTCGATTGGCTACTTCGCGACTGAAGACCCGTGCCCGATTCTCGTCGTGCAACCGACGATCGAGATTGCAGAAGCGTTCTCGACTGATCGACTCGCGCCGATGATTCGCGACTCGCCGCATGTGCGCGAGCGATTTGCTGATGCGCGATCGCGCGATGCGAGCAACACGCTGCGCAGAAAATCGTTCAAGGGCGGCTATGTCGCGATTGGCGGTGCGAACAGCGCAGCGAGCTTGAGCGGTCGACCTGTGCGCGTCGTGCTGCTCGACGACGTTGATCGGTATCCACCCTCGGCGGGCACTGAAGGCAACCCGCTGCAGCTTGCGATTGCGCGCACGTCAGCGTTCTACAATCGCAAGATCGTGATTGTCAGCTCGCCGGGACTTGTTGGCGTGTCGCATGTCGAGCGCGAAATGCAGCAGTCGACGTGTGAATTTTGGTACCTGCCGTGCGCGCATTGCGGCACCTATCAGATTCTCGAATGGGACCGCGTGCGCTTCGATGATCTGACGCATCGCTGCGTGCAGTGCCAAGAATATTCTGAGAAATATCTGTGGCTCGCCGGAGATGGCGAGTGGCGCGCGCACCGCCCGATCGATGAGCGCGGCAACAAAGTGCGCACGCGCGGTTTCTTTCTCGGCGGGCTTTACAGTCCATGGGTTGAATGGGACGTGCTTCGCGACGAGTTCGTGCGCGCAGTTCGCGCGAATGAAGAGGGTGACGTCGAGCTGTTGAAGGCGTTTCGCAATACGCGACTCGGTCTGCTGCATCAGGACGAAGGCAATCAAGTGAAGATTGATCTGTATCAGCGCAGAGAAGTCTTCGACTGCGAAGTGCCAGACGGCGTCGTCGTGCTCACTGCAGGCGTTGACGTGCAAGATCAATCGATCTTCGCAGAGGTGACGGGCTGGGGAAAAGGTCGCGAATCGTGGGGCATCGACTACATCACAATTCCGGGCGACCCGCGCACAGCTGAACCGTGGCAGGCGCTCGACGCTGCAGTCTACAATCGCGTCTTCGTGACAAAGGACGGCAAGAAAATGCGCGTGCGCCGCATCTGCATCGACTCATCGTTCGCGAGCGATCACGTCTACGCATACACGAAACCTCGGCAACCGCGCTGCATTGCGATCAAGGGCATAGGCGGGCTTGGCAAGGCCCCGATCACAGCGATCACGTTTTCGAAGAGCAATCGCTGCTTGATCGCGTCACTCGGCGTTGACACGCTGAAAGAGGAGATCATGAACCGACTGAACGTGACAAAGTTCGGCGCTGGTTTCTGTCACTTCCCGCGCACTGATCAGTTCGACGTCGCGATGCAGGCGCACGAACCCGAGCGCGGCTACGATGTGAACTACTTCGAGGGCTTGCGCGCAGAGCAGCGCATCGTCAAGCACAAGTTCGGCTTCAAGACCTACATCTGGAGCAAGCGCGCATCGCAGCGCAACGAGTCATGGGATTGTCGCGTTTATTCGCTCGCGGCGCTGCAGCTGCCGCACACCGGGATTCGTCTCGATACGATGAAGCGTGACACGATCACGATCACTGACGACGAAAAGAAAGTGACGACGACGCATTTCGGCGCGCAACAGATGCAGACACCGTTCACTGAGACGCGCAGAGTTCAAGGCGAGCAGGCGCGATCGAAGTTCGGCGCGCAGAATCGTCCGCTCGACTACTGAGCGCCGAATGGCGAGCTGCTGACGTTTCTGCCTGCGGTCTGATTCGCCCAAGTGCAGAGAATGCGCGCTGCGATGCGTGTGCGGTAGCCGTGCCCTGCGCGTTCTTGCTGAATGAGCAGCTGCATCACGGTGCGCGGCACTGAGCACTCGATTCGACACGTATCAGCTCGCGGGCGACCGCGACCACGTTTGATTTGCGTCTCTGCTTTAATCAGCGCCGCCATGAAGCATCGCTTGAACTGTTAGTGCAAGCACTGCTGGAGGCGCAAGCATTTTCGCGAGTATTTTATTCCGCCACGTTGACAGATCGCGTTCTCGCGCTCAAAGCTGGGCGCTGAATGGAAGTTGCCGTCGTCGCCCGTCCTCTGCCAAAAAATGTTGTGCTGTTTGATCTTGACGGCACACCACCGAACGGTTTCGCAACGTGGTGCGACTGGGCAAGATCAGGTCTTGCGAATGCGCTTGATGGCATGAACAAGGCGGGCGGCGGCGTCACCGAGTATCACATTGGCTCGCGCGGTCTGCATCGCAGCGGCCCCGCTGATCAGATCAAGAACGTCGACTACTGGAACCAGATGGTGCTCTTGTGCTGCGGCGTTGAAGTGCTGCCGTCGTCGCTGACTGGTCGCGATCAAGCGTGTCGAATCATCCCGAGGGACGTCTGATGTGAACGCGACACTCAACGGTCACGCGAAGCGCTTCCCGAACGGCGTGCTGCTCGGTCCCGACGGCAAGATGATCAATGCGCGCACGTTTTTCGATCCGAAGAATCAGTTCTTGAGCTACGGTTCGAGCGGCTACGCGCACTATGGCGCGAACTTGACGAAGAACTCTCTCGCAGGCTGGCTCTGGCGCGGCGGCGACGCCGACAAAGACATCGGTCTCAACGTGCAAGTGCTGCGCGAGCGATCGCGCGACGCGTTCATGGGAATTCCGCTTGCTGCAGCTGCGATCGAGTGTCTCGACACGAACGTCATAGGCGAAGGACTTTTCCCGGCGCCGAATGTCGACGGCGATGTGCTCGGTCTCGACGAGCAAGAAACGTCAGACTTGAACAAAGAACTCGCTGACAAATTCAACTGGTGGGCGAACGATCCGCGCGAATGCGACTTCGAATCGAAACATTCTTTCTACACGCAGATGCACGTCGCGTTTCAATCGATGCTGCTCTCTGGCGACTGCCCTGTGCTCTTTCCGCTGAAGGCGCGACCGCTCACGATGTTCGAGCTGAAGCTGCGCGTGCTTGAAGCTGATCGCGTGATGAACCCGTCAGTCGCAGAAGTCGCGCCGAGTGTCGGGCTGAATCTTTTCAGCGGCGTCGAGCTGAACGCTGAAGGCGAGCTTGTCGCGTATCACATCAGCGATCGACACCCGCTTGCGAGCGCGCGCGCTGTGTTTCCGACAGCGCCGAAGTCGTTTCGCATCACGCCATTTGGCGACGCGAGCGGTCGACGCAACATGGTGATGCTGATCAAGCCTGAGCGACCTGAGCAGCGCAGAGGCGTCCCGATCTTGGCAGTCTGTCTTGAGCTGCTGAAGCAGCACGGTCGTTTCATCGACAGCACAGTCGTCGCTGCTGTGATTCAAAGCTACTTCACGGCGTTCATCACGAGCGAATTTCCTGATCCGAATATTTTCGATTCGCTGCTCACTGACGAGCAGAAGCAAGAGATCATGAATTTGAACCCATACAACGTTCAGCTCGGGCCGGGAATTGTTAATTTCATGCGCCCGGGTCACGCGGTGAACTTTGCGCACCCGACGCAGCCGCAGTCTGTGTTTGGCGAGTTCACGATCTCAGTCGCGAAATTCATCGGTGCAGCGCTGGGGATTCCCTACGAAGTGCTCTTGAAACAGTTCAACGCGAGCTATTCGGCAAGCCGCGCAGCGCTGCTCGATTTTTGGAAGCGCGTGCGCAAATATCGCGCGCAGATGATCGATCAATTCTGTCAGCCCGTCTACGAAGAATGGCTCGCAGACGCGATCGCACTTGGTCGCATCGAGAAGTTCAAGGGCGGCTTTGACGATCCGCTGATTCGTCACGCGATGCTCGGCTGCATCTGGACCGGCGCGAGCGCTGGCAGCCTCGACCCGCAGAAGGAAGTGATCGCAGCTGACATGAAAGTGAAGTGCGGTTTCTCGACGACTGAACGCGAGAGCGCAGAGCTGAACGGCTCGAACTATCGCGACAACATCCGTCAGCAATCAATCGAGCAGCAAGAGTTCAGTGAAGCTGAGCTGATCTTTCCGCCTTATCGACCGACGCAGATCGGCGGAACGTTCTTGGGCGGGGCTGGTGGCGAACCTGCGAAGCCTGAACCTGCACCAGCTGCGCCGCCCAAGACTGCACCGCCTGCAGCGCCGCCAGCGCCGAAAAAAGCAGCGCGCACACGCAGCAAAACAAAGAACAGAGTCGCTCTTGCGAGCGGCTTGAGCGGGAGGTTCGAACGATGAACGAGTTCTGGAGATTCACGAATGACGCGGGCGATGAGCCTGAAAGCGCGCAGCTCGACATCTATGACGTCATCGGCAACTGGGAGGAGATCGGTGAGATCAGCGCGAAAGCGTTCGCGCGCGACCTCGCGAAGCTGCCGTCGAGCGTGAAGCGTCTCGACATTCACATCAATTCGCCCGGCGGTTCAGTGTTCGACGCTCAAGGCATCTACTCGCGACTCGCAGATCATCGCGCACAAAAGCACGTCTACATCGACGGACTTGCAGCGAGCGCAGCGTCGATCGTCGCGATGGTCGGTCACAAGGTCTTCATTCGCGCGAACGCGAACATGATGATCCATCTGCCGAGCGCGATGACGATGGGCGACAAGAACACGCATGAGAAAGCGCGTCGCGCGCTGCAGTCGATTGAAGATTCGATGATCAACACCTACACGAAAAAGACTGCGCTCAGTCGTGACGAGATCGCTTCGATGCTCGCAGACGAGACGTGGCTCAACGCAGAGCAGGCTGTCGAGAAAGGATTCGCTGATGAAGTGCGCGGCGTGATCAAGGCAGCTGCGTCATTCGATCTTTCGCAGTTCAAGTTCAAAAATGTCCCGGCGTTCACCGCCACCAAAACAACAAAGGAAGAACCCATGAGCAAAGCAAACATCAAAGCAACGGCGGCAGAGGAGACGCCGCCGGCAAAAGACGAACCGAAAAAGGAAGAGACTCCGCCCGCGACAGAGCAGGAGCCGAAGAAAGACGAGCAGCCACCGAAGACAGGTGACGCTGCGACTGACGCAGCTGCGAACGCAGTGAAACAAGAGCGCGCACGCGTCGCAGCGCTGCTCGAACTCGATCGCCCTGCAACGCATGACATCGTGCAGGCAGCGATCAAAGACGGCAAGCAGGTCGCTGACGTCATCAAGGACGTCATGTCGGCGATGGACAAGGCGAGCACGCAGAACGCTCGACGCGCTGATGCGTCGCAGCTCGACGGAATCCCTGCATCGCAAGATGACAGTGACGGCAAGAAAGAGTTTGGCGCGAAAATCAAAGAGAAAGTGCAGGCGCGCATGAAGCGCGGCAACGTTCGCGTCACGCGCAGCTGACAACAATCAAATCGAAGAAAGGAACAACAAGCAATATGGCAATCAAAGATTCAGTCA